GTGCAAAGATTTGTGCGTCTTCTGGTGTAGGTATATTAGACATATCAACACCTTATATGGATATTATGACATTTTAATTTAACAATGCACACTCAGCAACTCTACGCTTGGTCAAACCTGCTAGAACCTTCCCACCGCCTTTGTTCCATAGCATCAGTTGTTCTTTAGCACCTTCCCAATCTTGGGCGTTAATTTTCCGCTTGAGAGTAGATGTTTGTAGTCTGCCAATACCTAGGTTATAGCAAAAGTCCACAATGGCATTGCACTTGCGCTCATCAGTCATAAGGATAGGGCAGTTTCTTAAAACACCCTGTAGGTAGGTATGTTCCAATTCGTGCATTAAAAGAACATGAGCCTCCTCTTGTGTCGTTGGAGGGTCATTTAAAGTAACCTTCACTCCATTGGCATAGTAGGTAGAGCCGTAACCAATCGTGGCTACGTTAGCAGGACAAAGGTAGGGTTTACTTCTAAACCCCTCAAACTGCTTACATAAAGATGCAGCCAGTTCTAAGTTCATATTCCACGCTTAGACAGAGTTCTATCAAGAAACCAGTAGTTAATTGTCCCTGATAGCAAAGCAGAAAAGTCTGGAGTCATCATTGTTTTAAAGACTTCGGTAGCTGGCGCACCTAAAAGCCATGCGTTCCAAGCAAACCAAACATGGATAAATGACCAAACGAATAGTACCCAATAAGTGACCACAGGACGCACAGAGGCAGAAAGTGAGGCTACCCATCCACCTGCTGCTTTAACCATCTCAGCTTGCTGTGTAATAGCATTGTTGAAGGCATCCATAACCCCTACGTCAATAGCCGCTTCTCTTTGTGCGCCAATCTCAGCTAATTTTTGCTGACCACGTTGGGCTTCCAAATCGCATTGGAACTTGAACATATTGAGTTCATGCTCACGCTCATTCTTTTTATCCATCCATTTAAGAACTTCTGGGGCCATCCTAAAGATGCCACCAAAGATAGAGCCTAGTAAACCGCCAGATAATACTTCAAACATAATTAGAGTCCAATCTTTCCAAGTAGGAGATTAACAATCTTATCCGACAAATTGTTAGGAAGAAATTTTAGGAAGCCTAAAAAATATTGAGCCACACATCCGTAGACAAATATTTTTAAAGCCAAATCAAATGTTTTTTGATACTCGTTCATCGTCCACATTTAGCTTTAGCACATATATCTTGAATTTCAGATATGCCAAATACAACAGCTAATCCAAACAAAATTAGCACAAAAGCACCCGCAACAATAGCCATTTGTTCCTCTTGTTCTTCTTTCTTTTTCTTGGCTTCTTCTTTGGCTTGTCTGGCAGCATGAGCATCTTCTACGTCCATTAACTGCGCTCGTTCTTTAATCTTGTTCCAAACGTCAATTTTTCCAGTTTGCATAAACAACATTTTTAGTTCTTCTTCAAATGCTCTGGCTTGCTCTAAAGCCATCTCAATCTGAATAGCCGTACCCATGTTAGAGCCACCAGACTTCTTAGCATGAACCATTGCTTTTGTAGCAGTAGACTTGGCATCGAACATTTTGCCAATCACACCCGCAAGAGAGCCTAAGTCATTAGCAACCTGTGCGGCTTGCTTGACTACTTTAATTGCTGACTGTATGCCAGCTAGGGCTGTTAAAGGGTCAATCATTTTTTATCTACTTTTTGCCATTCAAGACACACAACTTTTCTGTTGTAAACATCACCTGTCCATGCCCATCTGACACAACGATATTGCTCTTTACTAGATGCTACCAATGTAAAAAGAATTGATAGCACTAGCATCCATCTCACGGCATAGCCCAAAGAATGACATGACTACAGAACATGACAAAACAAAAAAGAAAGGCTAGAGCCACAATAGCCTCTAGCCAATCCATCATTTTTTAATCCAAGTCTGCCAAACAGCACCAGCCGCCATGATTAACCCACCTATCCATAAAAGTGGTTTAGCAGCAGAGGCAACCCATCCCAAGACTTTAAAAGCACCATCTAAGGCGTGTATAGCCTCTACAAGCCCTTTTGTATTCTTGTCTATCTCATCTACCTTAGATTCAACTGCAAGCAGTCTCTCGTAGATTTGCGAGTGGGTTACTTGGTCTTCCATTACTCACTCTGCTTCTTTAGGAACTTGCGCTTCAGCCTGTTCTTTAATCTTCAAGAGCAAAGGCCACACACCAGACTTGGCTGGCATCTCACCCAACACATTTAAAATGAATTGGACTTCGTTTGTTTCTAAATTCAGATTCATGCTTGACTCCAAGGCAATGCAGTATTTGCAGGGCTAACAGGCGGTGTAATCATTGAGTCAATTTGTCCCTGTACACACGCTTGTGCGCTTGCAATAGCAGACTCAGGAATCCATGAAAGCACAACCGATTCTGTCAAATCTGCATAGGGAATTACTAAGCCTGTTTGGTCAGCAGAACTGAACTGCGTGTTGCCACCGATGGATGCGGTATGCGTTCCATCTACGCCCGTGACTTCCCACAAAGCATTGACCACATAGTTAGGGTCAGGTTGTTGCAGGGTGTACATTGCTGTGATGCGGGTTGTAAAAGTGGCCATGATTTACCTTTCAGTTTAAAGATTAAAGTCCTGCGGCGGCAAGACGTTTACGGAGTGATTGAATTTCAGCAACAAGGTCTGCAATGACTTCGGAACTACCTGCTTGCATTGCTTGATAAACGGGTTTACCTTCTTCATCCACAGCATCTTTTTCGCCTGTTACGCTACCCGCATAAACTTCTTGAAACTTGTGCGCTAAGAATCCACGAGTCTGTGAGCCGTCAGCGTTCCATGTGTATTCAATAGGCTCAAGAGCATCAAGACGCTCCCCAGAACCAGATACAGCCCCAATAACAGTTTTTAAACGGTAATCAGAAGTGGTGTTGTAAAGTGTTGCCGCAGATGTAATACTAATAGAACCTTTTTCAACACTGCTGTAATAAAAGTATTGGCAAGACCTAGTTGCGCCAGCATCATTGTAATAGTCAACACGGCCGCAAGAACTGCTAATAAAAGTCTCAATAGCGCCACTACCTACAAACCCAATATAGTTAATCGCACCATTCCAATAAGTCCTTGGATTCCCATCCCCATCAGACAGCACGATGTAGTTGCTTGCTGTGCGAATGTCTAGGCCACCTGAGTTTCCTGAGAAACCACCAATGATGGTGTTTTTAGCACCAGATGACACAAGGTAGCCAACTCCATTTACACCAACAAAAGTGTTGAGCGTTCCTGTTGTGGTTTGCCCAGCGTAATATCCAACATATGTGCTGTTGTTTGCATTAGAGGTATATCCTGCTTGATAACCAATGGCAACAAGGTTTTGGCCTGTGCTGTTTGTATACCCCGCCTGATAACCTACCGCAGTATTGTTAGATGCTGTGGTGTTGGCTTGGAGAGAACTTCCACCAATGGCTACATTAGATGAACCAGAAATATTTGCGCCTAATGCGGCATCACCCATTGCGGTATTTGATGAACCAGAAGTGTTAGCTTGCAACGCAGAAACACCAAATGCGTTGTTAAAATTTCCAGTTACAGCCGCACCTAAAGCAACATAACCAAAAGCATTATTCTGACCTCCAGAACTTAAATTCTTTAATGCGTTATAGCCAAAAGCAGAATTAATTTGCCCTGTTGGAGAGGCACTTAATGATTGATAACCTACCGCTGTACTGTAAGTGTTTGAACCAGTACCTTTGCCAACATTTACGCTATTAACAGTAATGTCATTAGCAAGCGCATTAGATGAAGCACCCAATGCAATAGCAGTACCGCCAATGGTGATGGAACTGTTTACCAAACCCGCATTAGGCAAGCCTGTGCAGTTGGTTAAAGTGCCACTTGTAGGTGTTCCCAATACTGGAGTCACCAAAGTAGGTGAAGTCGCAAAAACAGCAGAGCCTGTTCCTGTCTCATCAGTTAAGGCAGAACGTAGATTAGCTGAACTAGGAGTCGCTAGAAAGGTTGCTACACCTGTTCCTAAACCTGATACACCTGTAGAGATTGGAAGACCTGTAGCGTTTGTCAGGGTTGCGCTAGTGGGTGTTCCAAGGATAGGGGTTACTAGGGTAGGAGAGGTTGACAGTACATTGCTACCAGAGCCTGTACTTGTGCCGACACCTGTACCACCAGCAGCCACAGCAATTATGTCTCCGCTAGTTCCAGCGTACAAGTCTTTAACTTGTGACATTAACTCACGGATAGCATCGTTAATACCAGAAGGCGCACAACCCTCTGCGATATTGATACTGTCAATGTCTGTGTTATTTGCGGGAGTCGAACTCCACTCACTAATCTTTGTCTTGGGCATATCTATTCCTTATTCCGAATATAAACCTGTCATTGCAGGAGGTGTTGCTGTTCTTAAAATTTCAAGAAGTTGACTTATGTCATTAGGATTCTGAACAAGTCTATTTTGAACGTATGGAGAAAGTGCAGCAGACCTAGCAGCAGGTCTAACTCCTAATGTTGCTAAATATGCAGGATTTTGCAAAATAGCAGAAATTCCAGCACCAGCAGTAACATCAAGAGGACTAAGCTGAGGCAAACTTCCCATTTGTTCTGGAGTTCTAGCCGCTTTAGGAAATGCTTGTGCAAATTGAGCAGCTTGTCTAAGTTCACCAGATAAAGGCTTACCTTTTTGCAATTGACCTGCAAGTTTTGCTGCATCAACACTACCAGTTGTTTGATTCAATGCTTTTTCAATTGAATATGTTTTTGCAATCAATTGACGAGAATTTCTAAACTCTTTGAGCAAGTCAGCAGAGCCTGTCTTTTTAAGATGGTCTTCTACTGTGTTTTCTAATAGATTAGCAATAGATTTTGATGCTCTACCAACATCTGTGTTACCACTTCTAAACGCATCATCAGCACCAGTTCTTAACTGCTTAATCATTGATACGGCAGAGGAAGCATCAAAGGAATTAGACTTTAATGAATTAACTAAATCAATTACTGGACTAGGAGTAGATTCTGGGAATCCTTTTGCAGCAGTAATAAACGGCTTTGCAATGTCATCTAATGCTTCAGAATATTTGCTACTCATTTTAAGCATACCAGTATCAGTTAGACCAGCATAAAGTTTAGGTCTAATCAATCCGCTATTGGCAATAGCCTCGTAAGCATCACCAGCAGTTGCTCTAATGTTGCTGAGAAGTTCTGGAGTTATTGGTGTGTCATCAGCAAGCCCAAGTGAACGAGCAGCTAATTTATTTGTAACTTCTTGGTTTCTAGCACTAGCGTTTTGTGCTGTTGTTAGTTTTCCAGCAGTACCTTCAAGTACCCTGTTTAACAATGTAGGATTTGCCTGAGTAGGAGGAATTACATAACCAGCCTCACGAGCCGCATTGATTGCAGAAGCCATTTCTGGGGTCTGTGTAGCTTTTGGCATAAGTCGTGATACACCAGCACCAACTACAGGAAGCGCAGCCCCAAGAGCCGCACCAGTACCTGCTGATTCTTGGTCAATCATTGCAGAACCTAGGCCGCCAGTAATAGCACCGCCAGTAGCTCTAGTAGCTAAATTACCGCCACCGCCACCAGCAGTTCTGATTGCTTCAATCAATGGAGCAGCCCTTGCGCTTATTGCAGGAACAGCAGATAGTCCTTTAGCAAGCAATCCACCAACAGGAAGCGTTGCACCAATCTCACCAACTAATTGACCACCACCAGCAGAAAATGGGTTTGCTTGTTTATATCTCTCTAATTCTTGAGATAACTTCTCACGGCCCATTTGAGCATCACGCTCAATCATCTGTCCAATTGTTTCAGCACCTACTTTTTGTAGCCCTTTACCAAGTAACTCTTGACCACCTAAAACTGTTCTACCAAATCCTGCGCCAAGACCTGCCAATGCAGATACTGGTGCGCTTGGAGTAGCTTCACTTTTAGATTGAGCAAGTGCATATTGATATGCTTGAGCATCAGTCAACTCCTTATCAGAAGTGACTTCAAATGTACCCTTGCCTTCAATCGTTACTTCATAGGTTGCCATTATTATTTCCTTTTAACTGTTACGCCAGAAGGAAGGCCAGTGCTTTGAGGACTTGGTGCTGTAGTTGGAAGTTCATAATATTGGGCAACAGCAGCAAGGTCTGGGTTTTGTTTCAAACGCTTCAGATTACTTTCATGGATACTAATTTTGTAATTAGCCGTTTTCTCTAATCCACCAAGTAGTGTAGATACTTCTTTTGCTGTCATTTTCATCAAATCACCAGCAGCAGCACGAGCAATCAAGCCACGTTCATTTTCTGTAATTGCGCCCTGACCCTTCATTGCTTCAGCCGCATTTAACTCAAGACCAGCAAGTTGTTGCATAGCAAGTGCTGTATTTTGCAATCTTTCAGCATTATCTTTTCCACCAATGTTTAAAGCATCAGCTAATCGTGCGCCAGCAACTTGAGAACTTCCCAAAGTACCAGAGAAAAGTTTTCCACCTTCAAGAATTGGTTTAAGCGTTTCAATTCTTCCCAAAGTACCTACAGCACCTTGAGCAGCCGCAAACGCATTATTTACAGCTTCACCTGCACCCTTAGAAAATTCAGATGCAAATGTTTTACCAGCAACATTAACAATTGTGTTTTGCACACCAGCTTTTTTAAGTGCTGTTTGATAATCTAAGAAAGAACCACCATATCCTTGGGTTTTAGCTAAGTTATATCCTTGAATTTCAGCAGGTGTAGCTTTTTCTTTAGGCGTACCCTCGGCAACAGTTTCAACTTTTCCAGTAATAGGATTAACACGGATAAGTTTTGCACCTTCTGCCAATGAAGTAGTTTCACCAGCCATTGCTTTCTGAGAAGAAATCAACTCAGTCAGGGCTTTACGTCCTTCTGGAGAAGCCATCAACTGTGGCATTGCTCTTTGTAAATCAAAGCCACCAGCAGTCATACCTTCGCCTACTCGCTGACCCATAATGTCCTCGCCATACATCTCTTGAGGCTTGGTTACAGCACCTTGGATAACACCTTGAATACGTTGTTGTTCAGCCAACGCTTGTTGCTCTAGCTTACGTTTACGAATCATGTCAGCTAATTGCACATTCTGTAGTTGGTTTTGCAAGGTTTCTTGCATACCGCCTTTGTAGGCTTTCTGACCAAGTTGCAAACCTTCAGCAATAGACTGACCAGTATTCCCACCTGCAAACAATCTGCCAGCCAATGCGTAGAGTGCTTGTGCTTGTGCATCGTCACGATTGCTTTGAATGTCAGCAGGTGACATACCCAACAGACCCATTGTGTCTGCACCGCCTGTACCAAAAATGTCTAATAGTCCAGCCATATTTAACCACCAAAGTTGTAGTCAATGGGATAATAATTAGGGTCAATAGTACCCATGCTAGGCGTACCACTCAACCAGTTAGTACCGCTATTCCACAAGTTACTAATACCAGTTGAACCGCCTAGATTCTTATACAAGCCACCACCAACAGCAGCTAGACCCAAAACATTTTGCAACATAGATGTGTCTTGCGTTCCGCTAGTTGTAGATGAAGCCACTCGTCCTAGTGGGTTGCCATATACCAACGATAGATAGTTCTGCAAGTTCTGTTGTGGTTGGTTTTGCAAGAAGTTAAACTTAGCAATGTCAGACTGCATTTGCTGACCTTGGTAACCCTCACGCAACTGACCTGCTTGCAACATATTCTGAATGTCTTGATAGTCAGCACCAGCCATTTGAGGCGCAGCCATCGTAGCGGCTTGTTGTCTTGCTCGCTCATCAGCATAGTTCTGGTAAGCCAGTTGTCCAGCAGTATTAGCCAATTGTTGACCAAACTGACCAGTAGCCCTATCCTGTAAAGAACCCATAGCACCAGAGCCATAACGTCCTGCTAAGCTAGACTTAGATGCAATATCACCTAGAGTCGTTTTAAACTGAGTCTCAGCAGCACGAGCAGCAGGTTGGAACGCACCTTGAAAGAATGGATTACCACCCAAGAAGCCACCAGAAACTGTGTTCTGGAGTTGATTCTGAGCAGACTGTAGTAATGGATTACCCAAAGAAGCACGAGCCTCTAAAGCCTGTAAACCTGTTTGTGTGGTTGTTGTAGGACTTACAAAGGTTGGGCCACCATAATACTGAGGGCCACCGCCCTGATACAGTTGTTGCGCTTGTTGTAATCCGTAACCTAGATAAGGTTGGATTGTTGGGTCAATTTGTGATGTGGTAGTAGTTCCCATCTTTTACTCCTAAAAGTTCGGATTCCGAGATGGGTCATCCATAGAATCCATTATACATAAATTATTAAAATCAACCAATAATTGCATACCGATATGTCTTGTTTGCAGTTGAATTGGCAAAGTGCGTAATCGTAGCCGTACCCTGTCCTTGGGAACTGGCGTAGATGTTTGTCAAAGCAGACGGAGAAATGTAGTTCATCGTAGTAATTAAAGACGCTGTAGATGGGTAATTTGTACCAGAAGCGTAGGCTTGAATACTTACAGAAGTGCTATCTGTTTCCCACCAAAGTTCAATGTAATCATTTGCATTTAAACTTAAATAGTAATTCCATCCAACCAAACCATGACCATTAGTTGAACCATGCTTGCTAGGAATAGCAAAGAATCCTGTTGAACCAGTAAGGTTTGTTCCGTTAACCTTTATCCAAACCCTAGCATCATGGTCTTGCGAATCGGTATTCTCAAACTGACCAGACCATTGAAAGTTATAAATCCCTGTATTTTTGACATTTAAACGAGAACTATTGGATAAAGTTACACCATTGGAAAAGTCCGTAGTGTCCATTGTCATTGCATAGGCAGTATTTGCCGCAGCAGCAGTTTGGTCAACAAGGCTCTGAAATGCCCCATAAGGCATATAGTCCACATTAGCCGCAGCAGATGCAGGGGCAAAGAGAATAACGCTGTCTGGGCCTATCCTTCTGTCTGTCAACGTGGTAGTAGTAGCACCACCAGTAGCCAGAGTCAAAGTCCCTGTGTTATTGGTCTTTCCGTCCATGATGCCACGGACAACTTCAGCTACTGCCCTTTGGTCACCACCAAATGCGGGTAGGCTTCTAAACATCAGCGAACTCCTTGTGGAGTTACATCCACATCCACGGAGATAGCGTTATTCCAGTTAGCACCAGTAGGAGTGACTTTAAGCCTGTGATACCTACCTGCACTTCTAAATGGCACACGATTCTCTGAACTAGCAGCTACGGCAGTATTAAAACTTACACCTTGGTTTAGCAGGGTACGAGAAGCAATAGCCACAGTTGCAGAACCATTGTCAACAATAGGTCTAGCTAGGGTTACTACTGAGTTAGCACCAATGTCCAAGTCACCCGTAGAAATCACCGCAGTTTGGTTAGCACCTGTAAAACTCATCACACGAGTGGCTAAAGTACCACCCAAGAAGTATTTACCACCCACATACAAACGTGAGTCCAAAGAAGTGGTCAAAGCATCAATAGAACCAGAGATACTATCTAATTGCTCAAGCGTTACAGACGATGTAGAGGCTTCAGACAAATAGTCTGTACCTGCATCCCCATAAGTCCATTTTTGCGTCTTAAAGTTGTAAATCAATACATTCCTGTTTCCGTTAACAGATTTGTAATTCCAGATTACAAGTTTGCGTATAGGGTCAACGGCAGCAGACATAGTTCCATAGTCGGAATCTGAAGCATCTTGTAAAAAGAATCTATCTACTTTTTCTGCGCCAATAGGTGTGACGTTTTGTCCATCACAAAAATAGAAACCATCGTCAGATAAGAAGAAAGTAACGCCTTGGTACTGAGCAATTGAGCCAGCTACCATACATCCCTTACCACGAGAGATGTTGTCAAACTGGAAAATAAACGGAGTACCAACGTAAGTCATTCGGTGAATGGCTCTTTCTAGAAAGATAAGACCAAACTCACCACCACGGATTCCTACAATCTGTCCACCATCAGGAATGTCCTGATAATCAGACTGAGTGTTTACGTTCTCTGTCCAATCTGTTTCATCGTTTAATGCTGACCAACGCACACGATATTGTTGTTGTGTCGTTTCTAGTGTATTGGCACAAACCACAAAATCACGAACCACAGTAATGAATTTAGCAATAGGCGCAGTAGCCGATAAGTCAGCAAACGATGTAGATGTTCCTAGCGTCCATGCTTGGAGTCTTTCAGCATTGTTTGTAGTGATTACAGTTTTACCAAACTGAGTAAAACGAACCCTATCATTAGCACCAGTTGTCATGCCAGTTTTAACCTGAGTGATAGCCCCTACACCACTTACTGTATAAATCTTGGTAGAACCAGCCGCAAATAAAGCAGTATCACCATTGGGTTGCTTGGCAGCGTAGAGTGAAGTTAAATCCTCAGCAGCGTTACTAGATGAGAACGTCACAGGTGCAGGGAATGGGCCATAACCGATAGCCTGAGAAACCACGTTCTTAGCGTCAGTTAACGCACCTGACACGCTAGGTTGGTCAGGCATCCACTCACCAAAAGTTAATTTTGTCGTAGCCATGTATTACTTCCTTGAGACTGAATTGTCCAATCGTTGTCGTTAGCAGCAACTGGTGTCCATGTATTTGAATCTACTGGAACTGCTGTCCAAGTATTTGTGTCTCTGCTTACTGGTGTCCAAGTGTTGTCATCTACGACAACAGGAGTCCAATTGTCACCAAGGATAACGCCATTCGCAGTAATCGTAGCAAGCGCAGTAATCGCAATCACATTTCCATATGTAGCGTTAGCTTGTGCAGATACGTTGGCATTAGCCGTAACACTTGCTACTGCATCTCTAACCCTGATTGCATCAGCAGTTACTGTAGATGTTCCGCTAACACTAGCAGAAGCATTTTGCTCACGGATACCTACTGCGCTTACTGTTGCATTACCAGTAATACTTGCGACACCTTCAGCGACAATACCGCCATTTGCAATAAATGTTGCAAAACAAGTTACAGATGCAACACCATCCTTGATGATGCCACCAACAGCAGTTACATCTGCACTACAGGTAACGCTTGCACTAGCAAACTGGACACGGATAGCATCGCAAATAACGATTGCTACTGCGTCTATTCCAACTGTAGCGTTTTGTACCCTAATGCCTTCACATGAAGCACTAGCAGAACATTCAATGCTTGCACTAGCGTATTGAACCCTTACTGCATCTGCTGTAACAGTCGCTAAACCATCTACCGCCCCAGAACCAAACTGAACCTTTGTACCATCGGCTATAACGCTTGCAGACGCAGTTACAGACCCATAGGCATCCCATAGGGTTACAGAGGTATCATAAAGTGGACTATCGAGTGTGAGTGTTAAGTCATCAATGCTAGACTTTAAATTGTCTAGCGAGTCAATCGTCCACGGAGGCAGTAAGTCAGCCATCTCACGCTAAAGTAACGCTCAATGAACCAGCAGCAATGCGGAACACATCACCAGTTGCAATAGTCTTAGAAGCGTCTAGTGGTGTGTGATACAGCAAGTTACCTGCTGTAGAAGCATCACGAATACCAACATAAGCAACAGTACCCCATGAGCCACCAGCTTGAGGAAACTCAATAGCAGCAGAGTTGGTAGTTGCACCATTGCTAGGCGCACCAAATGTAATTGACTGACGAGCATAGCTAGTACCAGATACTTCTGTACCTGTGTCAGCGTCTGTTGGGTCAGATGTATAAAGGGCTAAGTACACAGTCGTTGGTGCTGTGTAAGAAGTTGCTCTCAACGTCACATTGATAAGAGCATTTTCGAGATAGTTACTCATTTCAGCCATAGTTTCACCTTGGAGTTAGTTTCATTGCTAAAGGAACACCAGAATACTGACCTTCTTCGTCAGACTTGGTTAGGGACGCAATCGCTCTGTCATACATAGTTCCCCATGTATTGATTCGTGCGTCATTCATTAAGTAAGGCTCTGCTTCAATCAAAGAAGCGTAGAGCAAAGCATCTGGTGCTGTTGTCAAAAATGTATTACTTGTATTACTGCTAGACAAGTATGCTGGCGCAGAGTAGTACAGTAGTTTTACTGTGTAAACACCATCAGGAGGAGGAGACACTTGAAAGTCATTAGCAAGAATAGTGTAAGACTTAGGAACACCAACTTCTGATGTTCTAGGGTCATTAGACAATGCTGATGGACTAGAGTAACTTAATGGCTGAATTGGGTTTGTCATTACAACAAAATCACGCACCTGCAAAAAGTCAGCAGGTATTTCAATGGTGTTGTCACCAGATACTGTAGCAGTCGTAACGGATTTCAACATCTGGCGAATACGCAACTCTCTACGGAGTCGGTTTTCAGCAAATGTAATAAAGTCTGGAATCTGTGAAGTTAAGTCAGACCTAGCCAAATAGTTGGCTATTGAAGTCTGCAAGTCAGAATATGTTGAGAGGCTCATACCACTCCAGTTCTAGTGCGCCATGCACGATTCATTGGGTCATTCAACCAAGCAGCAAAACGCTTGTCATCAAGAACAGCAAAGCCACGCAT